GGGAATAGATTACGGTTATGCTTCAGAGAGTGCTTGTATATGGGGTGCAGTTGACCCAGTTGACGGCACACTGATTATATATCGTGAGTTGTACAGAAAGGGCTTACTGGGTACTGACCTCGCAAGCATGATTACCGAGATGGAGTACGAAGACCCCTTCTCTGTCCCCGGAGTGCTCGATACAGCGTGTTGGAGCAAGACGGGTACTACAGGCCCAACAGTCGGCGAAACGCTTCAGAGAGCCGGACACAAGCTCAGAAGAGCAGATAAGAATAGAATACAAGGCAAGATACAAATCCACGAATACTTGAAGTTGCAACAAAGCGGTAGGCCCAGAATACAAATATTTAATACATGCCCTAACCTGATACGTGAGCTTCAAAGTATTCCTCTGGATAAGACTAAGCCCGAAGACGTAGATACACACGCATCTGACCACGCATACGATGCACTACGTTACTTGATAATGGGAAGACCCCGTATCAACGATACAATAAATCAACTCAGGCAGTTTAGAAGAGAATCACACTTCACGCCGTCTGACTCAACCTTTGGATACTAAAATGAAGAAAGCTAAATACAACAACGGCGGCTTAGTAGCTCGTAAAGATTTCAAAGGCATTGGCTCTATTGAAGGCAATCTAGGTGGCAACCAAAACTATCGCAGCGGAAGTATAACAGCGTCTGCTAAATTAGGTGACGCTAGAGTAACCGCAAGCAGGTCAATGGATTCTATGGGCAACTCTTCTAAAAACTATAGCCTAGAAAAACAAATGAAAGGTAAGTCTTCTGCCCGTTTAAATAAAAACTCCGTGTCTTATTCTAAGGGAATAGGAAAAGGGTTTACACTCAAAGCTGAGTTTAATAAAAATGCAGGAAGAGATGCTGCTGGCAGACCGATTAGAAATCAAACAGTCATGTCAATCTCTAAGCCCCTATAAAGGAACAGTACATGAATGACGAAAACGAAGAATACGGAACAATGGACGAAATCTACTTCGAGCCTGAAGAAACAGCAGGGGGCATGGAGCTTAGCCTAGAAGAAGATGTACGTAACCGTTTCGTAGGTTTAGTAGAAGAGCGCTATGCGGCAGCAGAGCAGGCTAGAGACTTTGACGAGGCTCGCTGGCTCACTGCCTATCATAACTTCCGTGGCATTTACAACAAGAATGTAAAGTTCCGTGAAAGCGAGAAGTCTAAAGTATTCGTTAAAGTTACTAAGACTAAAGTCCTAGCGGCATTTGGCCAGCTAGTAGACGTTATCTTTGGAACTGGTCAGTTTCCTATCGGTGTGCGTGAGACTCGACTTCCTGAAGGCTTAGCAAAGTACACGCACCTCGAAGCAGGTGGAACAGGTATTGAAACCAGCGCACCCGCTTACGAAGAGCCTGAAGCAGCCCCTGAAGAAGCTAGAAGCCCTTATGATGTCGGCTACGTAGGAGACGGTCGAGACGAGCCTCTTAGCGCAGGTAAAACTTTAAGCGTAGGTAAAAGCGTTGTAAGCGCAGCTATTGAAGAAGCAGGCGCAACCTTTAAAGACGGAGCCTCCCCAGACCCACAAGTATTAGAACGCTCTCCTGCTAAGGAAGCGGCACGAAATATGCAGACACTTATCCATGACCAGATTGAAGAGTCAGGCGGTTCTAGTGAGTTGCGTAATGCGCTCCTCGAATCTACACTGTTCGGCACTGGCATCGTTAAAGGCCCGTTCAACTACAACAAGACTTTGAGCCGCTGGACAAAGGACGAAGATGGAAATCGGACATACGACCCTATCAATGTTCGTGTACCCCGTATTGAGTTTGTTAGTATCTGGGATTTCTTTCCAGACCCAAGCGCTACTTCTATTGAAGACTGTGAGTTTATTGTCCACCGTCACAGAATGAACAGGTCTCAGTTGAGAGGCTTGTCCAGAATGCCTTTCTTTAACAAAGATGCCATCCGTGAATGCCTCCAAATGGGGCCAAACTATACTGAAAAGGACTATGAACACGAACTGAAAGACGACCAACGTAGCGAAGACTACGGGTCTGGACAGTTTGAAGTCCTTGAATACTGGGGAATGATGGATGCTGAGTATGCTAGAGAAGTTGGAATGTCACTGCCTGATGAGGTGGATGACCTAGATGAAGTACAAGTTAATGCTTGGGTTAGTAATGGTAAGCTTTTACGTGGGGTTGTTAATCCATTTACACCTTACCGACTCCCATACAATGCCTTTCCTTACGAGCGTAATCCTTATTCTTTCTTTGGTATTGGCGTTGCTGAAAATATGGACGACTCTCAGCAAATAATGAATGGTCACGCACGTATGGCTATCGACAACCTTGCACTTGCAGGCTCCTTAGTCTTTGACGTTGACGAGTCAGCCCTTGTGGGTGGTCAGAGCATGGACATTTATCCCGGCAAAGTATTCCGCAGACAAGCAGGAATGCCCGGACAAGCTATCCACGGTGTCAAGTTCCCGAACACTTCTCAAGAAAACATGATGATGTTCGACAAATTCCGACAGTTAGCTGACGAACAAACAGGCATCCCAAGTTACTCACACGGTCAGACAGGCGTACAGAGCATGACAAGAACTGCGTCTGGTATGTCTATGCTGCTAGGTGCAGCGTCACTTAACATTAAAACAGTTATTAAAAACATTGATGACTTCTTGCTGAAGCCTATCGGTGAAGCATACTTCCAGTGGAACATGCAGTTTTTTGAAGGTAACCTTGAAATTCAAGGAGACTTAGAAATTCAAGCAATGGGAACAAACAGCCTGATGCAGAAGGAAGTACGTAGTCAACGACTTACTATGTTCCTACAAACTGCACAGAACCCTGCGATTGCACCGTTTGTTAAAATCTCTAAGATTGTCAGTGAGCTGGCTTATAGCCTTGACCTCGACCCCGATGAGATTCTTAACGACCCTGAAGAAGCAGCAATCATGGCACAAATCATAGGAGCACAAAATGCTGGACAAGGAGATGGCGGGACGGCTGGGGCCGCTGGTCAACAACCCGGAACTATGGGAGGCGCTGAAGGAGCACCTCAACAACCTACGGAACTTGGAGCTACAGGGACTGGCGGTGGAAACATCGGAACTGGGTCTGTACCGCAGGCAGGGGAAAGCGAGTTCACTGGCTAACCTAATGAATTTAAAAGAACAGGCTATTGAAGCCAGACAACGGATAGAGGAACAACAATGAAGAAAGTACCTAAACTAAAATATGCAGTAGGCTCAGTAGCTCAAGCAGCAACGGAAGGTGCAGATACATTGTTGTCTGAAGCACGTAAAGATGTAGTAGCTCAGCGTAGTCCTAAGCCGGGTGTTGGTAAAGATGATACAGCATTAGCTGAAACACTTGCCAAAGTAGATGGGCCGGGGAGAACTGAAGCGGTGCCTGAGTCTGGACAAGACAACCTAATTGCTACGACTGAACTTTTAAACTCTTTTAGCTTTCAGGGCGGCAACAAGAAGATGGACAAGCAGTTCATTATGGAGTCTTTAAGCTCTGTTGCTGATACCCCTATTGTAGAAAACAAGCAGTCTATTGCTGAGTTTATTACTGACCTCCACCGTGTGCAAGTAGAGGAAGAGTCTAAGCCGTTATTGTCTCCGAAGGACTTTGAAAAGCTTAATAGCTTTGCAGAAGACGCTGGTGACGAAGGCCGCTTAGAAAAGAAAGAAGGCGGCGAAGTCTCTGATGTAGATAAGTACATTATGCTATACAAGCAAATGGAACAGTCTATGAATAATGCTAAAACAAAAAAAGCTAGAATGAAAATTAATGAGCGTTGGCAGAACGTAGAAGATTCTTTTGAGGATAACGTAAGCATGGATGCTCGCATGAAAATGGACGAGCAAGATGAAGGTCGGGTAGGCAGGGGTTTTGGCGGGATAATGTCACTAATGCAGAAAAAATATAAAGACGAGTTTGGTGAAGCCCCTTCAGGTGGAGGCGGTTTTGGCGGGATGCTAAACAGAATAAAGGATGAAGCTGGAACTACTACGGCCCCTCAAGGCCAGCAAGAAGAAGCAAGCATTGCTGCTCTTGAAGGCCCAGACCCCATTTCTGCTGCGAACAACGCACCTATTGCAAACTTTGCAGAAGGCGGTTCGCTGCTCACAGACGACAAGCCCGTAGACACTTACGACAACATCCCTGAAGGCGAGAAAGAAGCAGTAGAAGCTTCACAGCTCCCTGATGAAGAGATGGAAGATGAGTACGCTGGATTCGTTCTAGGCGAAGCTCTAAGCACAGAAGACCAAGAATATTTAATGGGCGCTCTTGAAGGTGATGAGCGTCTGGGTGGTATCTTTGACAAGGTTATGGATATTGCTGGAGAATTTGCAGGTGAAGGAGCCGTCAAAGGCCCGGGAACCGGCACATCAGATTCGATACCCGCAAGGTTGTCGGATGGTGAATTTGTTTTCACCAGAAAAGCAACTGACCAGCTAGGTACGGAAAAGCTTCAAACTATGATGGACGAAGCTGAACGTGCTTACGATGGCGGTTTAATGCAGAAGTACATGGGTGGAAGCATTCTAGGCGGCATGGATGAAGTAGAAGATAATGATAAAAAAGTCTACAACCAGATGCTAACCTCAAATGCTATGCCAAGTGTACGATAACGATAAGGCCACCTGTTAGCGCAGCCCCTTATTAACAACCTAAATAACCTAGAGGCCACCTTGTAGTATCAAGCCCTATTCAGCAGTCGCGAGCCGAATAGCTACCTTGAAAAGACGACAAGCCCCCAACGGAGTGTGAAATGACTGATTTACAAGAAATAGAAGAAGAAGTAGCAAACCCATATAACATGAACAAAGATTACGGCGTTACACAAGACGCTCCCTTTGAAAGTGCAGATGGTGTTTTTTATGAGAAACCTAAGAAGGCTACCCGCAAGTCGGCCCCTTCTGAAGAAGAAGCTGCTACAGATTATAAAAAGAGATACGATGATTTAAAGAAGCATTACGATTCTAAGATTAGTGAGTTTAAACAGAAAGAGCAAGAACTACAAGCAGAAACTCGAATGACACAGCAAGTTGAACAGGCCGTTCGTCACGAGGATAACACTGAAGCAGTTCAAGCCGAGTATGTTGAACCACAAGCAGAGGCACTAGAACCGGCACGGACACCAACACTAGACGAACGTGAAGCCAGTATTGCGCGAAGAGAAGCAGAACAAACTCTTCAAAGTGCTCACCCTGACTTTGCAGATATTCGTCAAAGCGAGGAGTTCCACGGTTGGGCCAAAGCACAGCCAGAAGCAATTCAAGACTGGGTGTATAATAATCCCGATAACGTAACGCTGGCAGTCAAAGCTATCGACCTTTATAAAATGGAAACAGGTTCAGGTTCCAAAACTTCAGGTAAGTCAGGAAGTTCACAAACTTCGACCGCTTCGGCAGCCGACATGGTTTCAACTCGAACACAAACCGTGAACGCTAACGAGCCGAAGATATGGTCACAACGGGAAATTGCTGCACTGTCTATGGATGAGTACGATAAGCACGAAAAAGATATTGACGCAGCCATAATTGAAGGCAGGGTAGTAAATTAATAATATTGTCTTTAAATAAAAGGAAACATAATCATGGCCTATAATGTATCAGACGCAGGCTTTGCCGAAGGTAGCAACAGTAACTTTGGCACAAGCACTAACTTCCTACCAGCGATTTACTCCAAGAAGGTTCTTAACTTCTTCCGTAAAGCATCGGTAGCCGAAGCAATTACTAACACTGACTATGCCGGTGAAATCTCTGGTTACGGAGATTCTGTTAAAGTTATCAAAGAACCAACCATTACTGTTTATAAGTATGAGCGTGGCGCTGACGTAACTGAAACTGCACTGACTGACACTGAAATTTCTCTTGTTGTTGATACTGCAAACGCATTTAAGTTTGTTGTAGACGACATCGAAACTTCTATGTCTCACGTAAACTTCAAAGAAGTTGCCGCTTCATCTGCTGCTTACGCTTTGCGTGACGCTTTTGATGAAGGTGTAATTGCTGCTGGCTTTGCTGGTCTATCCGCTTCAGGCCCGAACCACGTTCTGGGTGCTGACGATGATACTACTGGTACTGTAGTAGGAACTTATGACGAAGCTGGCAAGTCTATCAACTTGCTTATCAATGACCCTCTCGATGTACTTGCTCACATGGCTAAGCTGCTTGATGAGCAGAATGTACCCGAAGAAGGCCGTTGGGTAGTTGCTCCTCCTAGCTTCTACGAGCAGTTGTCTAAGTCAGGTTCTAAGCTTTTGTCTGTTGACTTCAATGCTGGTCAAGGCTCCATTCGTAACGGTCTCGTTACTTCTGGTAAGCTGCGTGGCTTTAGCATGTATAAGTCTAACAACATTGAAGCTACTTCTGCTGCTGACGGTAAGCTTCTTGCCGGTCACATGTCAGCTATCTGTACTGCACAGACTATTACCAGCACTGAGGTCATCCGTGACCCAGATAGCTTCGGTGACATCTGTCGTGGTTTGCACGTATACGGTGTTAAGGTTTTACGACCTGAAGCTCTCGTAGGCGCGTTCTACAGCTTAGCAGTTGGTGCATAAGCAGTAACCATTAAGTGCGGGGGCCGTAAAAAGCCCCCAATCTTTTAACACATTTAAAGGCTAAAGAACTTATGGCAACAACCTACTTAGAACTTACAAATGAACTGCTTCGGGAGTTGAATGAGATTCCGTTGACAGCATCTGATTTTCCAACGGCTGTTGGTGTTCAAGCCCACGTTAAAGATACTGTAAACAAAGCATACTTCGACATGATTAACCAAGAACCGCAGTGGCCTTTTTTATCGGCTGGAGAAAGCGGCGAAGTTAATCCCATGTACGGTAATGTGTATGTCGAAACAGTTGTCGGTCAACGCTATTACGAATTAAAAGCTTCAAGTGATTCCATCATCAACGACTACGGTTCAGTTGACTGGGATAACTTCTATCTGACTACTGTAGGTGTGAGCGGCGAAACAGCTCCCTACACAGGTAAAAATTTAAAATACGTAACGAACGAACAGTGGAAAACTTTCCGAAGAGTTTCAGAGAACCTAGACCAAGCCGACACTGCTACGTATGGTACTCCGAATAGTCTTATTCGTAGCCCAGACGCACGTAAGTTTGGACTCAGCCCCATCCCAGACAAAGTATATCGTGTATGGTTTTATGCGTGGGACTTACCCACAAAGTTTACAAACCCTACCGACACAGTTGTTTTCCCCGAGATGTACTCAACAACTCTACTAGCTAGAGCACGTTACTACATCTGGCAGTTTAAAGACAACCCACAAGCAGCCGCATTCGCCCTAGACGACTACAAAAAAGGCATGCGCTCAATGCGCTCAAACCTTATTGAGCCTACGCCCTTCTATATGTCTGACGACAGAGTGAGGTACACCTAGTATGTCGCAGTCCCAACCTTTTGGTTTCTCTTGTAAGGGCGGTTTAAACACCAACCTGAGCGAGATTGAGATGCTCCGACAGCCCGGAATTGCCACAGAGTTGAGAAACTTTGAGGTTGACCCCGATGGAGGCTATCGTAGAGTTAGTGGCTTTACAGACTATGGCGGTGACAATGCAGCCCGTCCAAATGCTAGTAACGATATTTTAGGCATTAAGGTATATGCAGACGGCGTAATCGTTTGCAGCGGAACAGACATCTACTTCAGCAACGATGGCGCAACTTGGTTGCAGATTAACAGAGCGTCTGTTGCCGGTGGCGGTGATGACTACACAACCTTTACAGGTCGTTCAGTTCTTGCACGTACAGCCCAAGGACAATCTTCTATTTCT